AATCTTATTGCCTTCAATCTTTCCTGTATGCGTTGCTCCTTGGTATTTACCGTCCACGTCTTGCTCAGGTGTTACCTGATAAGCATAAACGTGCGTAGGAGCGTTTCCAGTGGTTCTAGCACCATTTTCGTTTTGTTGGTTCAAGATATGCAAAGCAACACCATTGGCATTGCCAGCATTCTTGCTGCTTAAACCTTCACGCTCAGCAACTCGATAGACCACAAAAGGCTGCCCCGCTTTTGGAGCAGGAGACCCATTCTTTTCGCTGCTTCCTTTAGGAGAAGCTGATTGAGACTTTGGGCTTTCGGACCCGCCAGCCCCCGATCCAAATTGACCGTTGTTGGCTCGTGGATGTTTTGATTCTTCAAAATCATCTTGACCATTCGGAACGCAGTTAGGAACTTGTTTCCCATCCTTGTCCTTCATGCCGATTTGTTCGTAACCTTCCCAGCAAGGGTCTTTATCTTGTGAAACGGCAAACTTTTCACCAAGGGCTCCTTCCCCATCTTCAGGGTCGGCATAGCTTTGATCCTCAACACTCTTGAAATCTTCGTCAGCCAATTCCTCGGCTTCAGGACGATCATCTTCCATAATGCCGATTTCGTTGTATCCGCTGGTCTTATCAGTTGCAACACGTTGACGCTCATCTTCGCTGCTGATAGCACCTGAAGTAATAAGCACTTGACCCGCTTGAGCTTTTGCCAAGTTGGTATCAGCCAATTCTTCTGCAGTAGGTGTATCCAATGGAAGCCAGTTCAAAGTGGTTTCAACTTCCATCTTGATCTTGAGCTGTGGTTCAACGTAGGACTTGATAACCAGCGCATGATGACGCTCAGCCAATGGGGTGAGGTCATGGGTTTGGATAGACTCAAGCAGCTCGTGGTAGCTGGCTTCTTCGTACTCTCCAGTGGAATTAAATCCTTTTGGAGTTGTACCGATCAATTTGGTTGCTGGCACTCCAGCGATTGCTGCGACCAGTTGGTACTGGGTCATGATGAGCGAATCGAAGTCTGCAAGCGAGGTATCGAACTGGGAGAACTCGTCTCCTTCTTTATCGCCTAGCTTAACTCCGTAGTTATCACGATAAGCAGCCCATTGCTGCAAGCGACCAATAGCAGCATTGCTGTCGCTCATTACGGCTTCCATGTCAGTAAGCCAAACGGTAGTCCGCTTAGACATTGCCAACTGTGGAGCTTCGTTTGAAACACGTTCCGCAGCGTATACACGCTCCATCAACTGTTGAGTCAAAGGCACACCGCCATAAATGTATTGAGGTTTCAATACATCGACTGGTTCGGCATGACGGAAAATGATTAGGTGCGAACGGTGAACCTTCTTACCGTTGATAAGCCACCAAGTAGGCTCATAGAAATGTAGGGTATCAGGCTGGCTAGAGCTGGCATTGTCCAGCATAGGAGCAGTCCAGTATGGGTCGACTTGTACGATTCCCTTGTAGCTGCCAGCAGTAATGCCATCGATATTGAATGGCTTTTCGTAATACTGAGGATCGGTAGATTGCACTTTAAACATAGCAATACGAATACCGAAGATACGTCCCTTGCGGATAAACTCACGCATATTCCAAGTAAGCTTCAGAGAACGATCATAAGAATTAATGATCTTGACGGCTTCAGGATCTAATTCATCGCCATCCACTGAAACAACGTTGTAGCCTTTACGGATCGCATCATCCCCCGGCATCGTACAAGCTTTATTAATCAGCCAGTTTTGAGCCAAAATACCGCAAAGTTGAGCTCCGATAAATCCTTGTGAGGCATACCAATAAACTACGGCATCGGAAACGCTATTGTTTCCCGCTGCATACATTTTGAAGCTGGCAACTCCATTGCTGGAGTCATCCATAGCAAATTCGCCAGTAAATGCTGGCTGTTGCTTTTGAAGTGCTGAAAAAGTGTCAGCTATTTTGAATCTTTTAGCGTCAGGATCAAACATATCAAAGGCATGAGTGCTGAATAAGCTTTTCTTAGCCTTCGGCTTAATCGGTTCCTGTTGAACCTCGGTCTTCCCTTTTAGCCACTTAAACATAAAATCCTATCCAAAGAAACTTCTGCGAGTCACCATTATTTCAGAAAAAGCTCTTGAAAGCGAATCCACTTGGTCATCATGTGAGCCGTTGGGGAATATACGCATTTCGTTAATTAGAGCTGAATTCCAATCACCTCGCAGCATTAGTACGTTGCCAATATTAACTTGAGCAGCAAAAGGCTCTGCCCTAGTTATCTTATCGCCTGACTCGGGAGAACTGGTGACAGTATATCCTGCCAATGCTCTTGTGAGGTAAAGCACTTGTGTTTTACCCGCTTGTCCCGGATCCTGCGGAATGCTTATTTTGACTTTCCTTGAATCAAGCCCAGCCGTATTAACCATTGCTGCGTCACGCTGATCGGGACCCACACGCAGTCTAACCATATCTGCAATAACAAAGCGTCCATCGGGCAATCTTCCAAGTTTTCCTCCCGCAGTGTAATCACCGTCTACAGTGCTGGCTAAGTCCCAGCCCCTGCACCACTTGATTTCCTCTGCGGGTAAAGCGTCAATAATCTTTATCTGATCGGGTTTGAATAGATCACCGTCCAATGGAGCTGGTCGCTGCTGATACAGTGCCGACCACGTTCTCGGATTTTGCTCAAATTGAGCCCAGTGTTTCTCATCAAACCATTCAGTCCAAAGGTATTCCCCGATCTTTCGACCTAGCGGATCACCTTCGTTTTCGCATTTTGCTGGCAAACAAACCACTTCCCAGTGGTTTCCATCTTTGCATAGAATCTTTCCTGATTCACCTTTCCAGCCATCGGGGAGTATTCGACCCGCCAAGTCATCTTCGTGCCACCGAGTCTGAATCAATACGATCCAGCCACCCGGTATGAGACGAGTCTTGAGGTCATCCTCGAAAGCGTCATAAGTCTTGTTTCGGATTGTGTCCGAATTTGCCTGTTCACGTCCCTTGATCGGGTCATCAATGATGATCCCATGAGCTCTGTTACCCGTAACCCCGCCCAATATTCCACAAGCCATATATTCGCTGCCATTCGTTAGGCTGAACTCCTGCGCTGCAGACGAGTCCACCGTTAGGCTGGCATTCCATATCCCCTTGTAACGGGGTTGCTTGATGATAGAGCGAGTACGTCTACCAAGCTTTCGGGCTAGATCATCGCCATAGCTGGCTAGGATCACTTTACGGTTTGGCTGAGCCCCAAGGTACTTACTGGGGAAAACTACTGAGGCATAGGTCGATTTGGCACTGCCCGGGGGCATAAATACCATCATCCGACCATGCGGAGTATTTGCTACCTCATCGAGCTTAGTCAAAAGCAATCGATGATGATGAGCCATTGTGGTTTCGATTGGCTCAAAGAATTCGGTGTCAGGGTCATCCGTTGACGGTTTGCCCGGTACATCAATAGCATTGGCATATTGCAGAATGTCTGCACGAGCCCTGCGCCTGATTAAGACTTCCTTAGCTGCTTCGGCTTGCGATGGCAAGGAGAGCCTCGTCTGTCATATCCCTAAGATCGGAGTCTTCAGGGTTATTAATCTTTTGCATTTGATCCTTGTTTGCATTAAGCAATCCAAGGGGTACTTTGCTGGCTTCATTAGCTAGGTCTTGCAATGCGCCTACCAGCTTGAGAGCTACCATTCCCTCGCCAGTCATTAATGATTCTTCATTGACCGTATTGAGTTGAGCATTAGCCAATCCTGATAAACGGTTAGCGTTTATAGCTCCATATTCTGCAGCACTGGCTAAATGATCGCTGATATTTGTCAGCTTCCTAGCTAAGTCATTAACGATCATTTGCTTTGCTATTGGTAATTCGGCAATTTGTTCGGCAATTTCTTTTTGTTTTTGATCTACTGCAATTTTCTGAAATGCCAATGTTTTCAAAGGGTTATCGCCAGTTTTGCCTTCGGCATTATTCGGCTTTATCTTACGTCTAATGGATGATTCGTTAATTCCATAGGTTTTTGATAGTGAGTTGATTGACTCTCCATCAACGATATGCCGTCTTTCGACCTCGATCCATTGGTCATCGGTTAATGATGATTTTCTACCCATGACTTACCCATTTCTGAATACAGTCATTTCTATGTTTAGCTATCAGAGAAAAGCTTGGATATACAAAATATCCAATATCAGCCAGCTCACAAGTTTTTTCTACATAAAGATCGGAAACTTCGGAAATCGATGGGAATATCAGATACTTATTCAAATACTTTGGCGGTAACTTCGCTTTGAAAGAGTCCATAAACATAGACTCATACATGAATAATTGACCAATTCCAGCGACTACCTCTCTTGCACGATAGCCTGATTTAATTTCAATTAAGGAAATTCCACCGTCTTCATGAAATAAAACCAAATCGATTCGACCACCCTTTACCGGATATTCAAAACGATAACGAACAATTTTTGAAGTTTGCAGCATTTTAGCTGTTTGATTGAAAAGGCAATGGATCTTAAAAAGATCAGCTATGCAGCTTTCATCATTTTTAGAGTTAATGAACCTTTCGGCTATAACTCTCACGTTATCCAAATTATTAGTTAAAACAGACAATTTGTATCCTTTTTATTTGTATCCCTCGCTGGGAGACAGTTTACCCTCAATCTACTGCAACGTCTTCGGTTTTGTAAAGTTTTCCGTCAGCTTTGTAAAGTTTTGAATGCAGCATTGTCAAGTTCTTGGCTTGATGCCATGACTTCCTTGCAACGGAATCAGCCTTCTTGTAAAAGTTTGCCCGATTAATGCCAATCTCGCTTGCTATGACCTTGATTGGGACCTTCTTGCCGTTACGGTATGCCGAGCAAATATAAACAGCATAGAAAGCGATCTGCTCTGTCTTGTCTAAGCTGTCGATAATCATGGTCAAAGCAGGAAAGTAAGGATTGAGTGGGTAATCGACCCCTCGTTGCGTAGATCCTTCATTCAGGATATTGTAAAAAGCTGGGGGGAGTCGGGGACCGTCATACCTATGCGCTTTGGCATACTGCCAAAAATTTACGCATATTTCCTCAAATTCAGGATCGGTAAACCGTCTGCTCATCTTTTCCCTTTTAAGTGCTGGTTACGTTTATCCAGCGTCAGGAAAAGGAATTAACTGACCGATTGGGGTCAATCTTAATCGATCAATCATCATCCCGCAAATCTTCCAGCGGTGATTTCCAACAAACGCTCCTCGGTGACTCGGTACGTCTTTTCGAAGGCTTTGCGTCCAAGTCCATGAATACCGGAATTGCCAGTATGGTGCTCGGGACAGAGGGGGATGACTGGAGCATTACTGCGCTTTCCCGCCCTACGGATGTGGTGAATTTCAGCAGGGCTTCCTTC